AAAACTGACCGATATTCTCGCGGATACATTGCTTCTATAGCTTTCATGTGTTCGTCAAGCACGCGTAATAAGTGCTCAAAGTCTGCTTTCCGAGCGATTTCTTTAAATTCAGAATCTGGCTCGGAACTGTAAGAGTAGTATGATGTGTTGGAAGATAGTTGGTTCGGTTGTTGATTGCTCATTAAATTGTTGCGTACATTGTATAAAATCGAAAGCCGTTCGCAAGTGGCGTAGGTTGTTTTTCCTGCCTCTAATGCCGCAATTTCGGCATTGATTTCGTCCATATTAATCATTGCGGCACCCCTTTCTTTTATCGGTCTAATTCTGCTAATGCCCTGCCTAATGCCGCCTGTTCTGCACTAGACAGATTGCCGTCATGCATCATGTCTTTAATAGTCTCTTTTACCTGCATTTTTGCATCATTGTAAGAGTAATGGCCCCTCACATAATGCTGACCTCTACGAGCGTTGCTATAGTCGTCGTAATCCATGTCAGGATAACGCCCGCGACTGTATCTTCCTGACGTGTCCCAGTCGCCGCCACGGCTGTATTCGCTACCACCTTCCAGATACATAATCTTGTCGATGTTTTTAATCGTGTCTGTCAGTTTGTGGACTGCCTCCAAATCCCCGGCGCTCATATCGCCTTTATTTGAAATCTCGTCCAGCTCTCTGCACATCATTTTTTTTAATTTGTGTAATGATTCCATTTTTTGCCCTCCTTTACGCTACTCTCTCGGCGATTAAATTGCTATTGGCTATACTAATTGCCTGTGTAGATGTATTTTCGACTGCGATCGTTATGCAACACCCGCGCGGAACGTCAATAAATGCCGCCGTAAATACATTAAAATATTCGCCTGCCGCCGCAGGTGTTACGATTGCTGTCGCACTATTTAATGGCTCTCCGGCGATTGCCAAGGCAATAGAAATAGGTGCCACAGTTCCACCGGCAGGTATGGCGATATTAGCCCCGAAACTGACCTTATAGCGTGCACGACACTGATTTGTAAGACCTCTAAGGGTCACAATTCCTGCCCCCTCCCGGTGCGCGATACAGCTACCGCACTTTACGGTTGTCTCTGTGAGCGGTAAATTCTGCCCCGCTGCCACGGTTACGATATTGCTATTAGTAAATTCTGCCACGTTATCACTCCTTTTTTAATAATAAACGGCGGAACGATTGCCCCGCCGCTATAAGCATCATCGGCACAAGCCGAACAATCCCGTCAACGCAGGAAGCTGCTAATTATAAAATTTTAGCATCCGCAACCGGTATTGCACCCACAGTTACCGTACTGATATGGTGCGGAAACCGGAAAAGCCGGCACCGGTCTAGGGTTGTAGTAAGTAAACTGTCCCTGCATATACGCCTTTAAGGTTTCATTCTGTGATGCCTGAGAAGCCGCTAACTGTGCCGCAAATAACTGCTGATTCTGCTCGGCAATCTTAGCGTCCTTAGCTTCGATTCTCTGCGCTGTGAGGGCATCGAGGATAGCTCTAGCGTTGTTATTCTGGTTGTCAATGATGTCTCTTGTGTTGTTTGCGTTGTTAAAGTTTGTCTGGCAGAAGCCGTTTGTAACTTCCTGCTGTAATGCATTGGCGTTCATTGCCATGTTGTAGTTGACGCCCGCAATAGCCTGTTTGTTATCACAACAGCACTGCGCTAACTGTGCCTGTAAAGCATTAAAGCTCTGCATATCTGCGATCTGTCCCTGCTGGATTGCATTTCGTGTATCGTAGCCGTTCTGCTGGATTGTGCTATTTGTTCCTGCAAATCCGTTGAGCAGAGAGGTGTTCATTGCATAAAATCCGTCACAAATACCGGTGTTGATAGCATCACCCTTGCGCTCAAGGGAGGAAATGCCGCTATCAATCTGGCGCTGTAAGGTTGCAAAGTCAGAAGCTAATACATAGTTATCTGCCGCGCCTCCGCCACCGTTATTCCATCCATTTCCGTTTCCCCATCCACAGAAGATGAAAAGGAAAAGAATGATAATCCACCAAGCACCGTTACCCTCGCCAAATGCGCCGTTATTGTTGCCTGTGACTGCCGCCAAATCTGCCGGACTCATTCCGTCTGTTGTTAATCCCATGAAATCACTCCTTTTTATTTATTTATTTAAAACCCTTTAAAAGGTTTTGAAACTGTGTTGCCATGCCCTGCAACTGGTTGTACTGTTGCTGGCTCATTTGCCCGCTATTTAGCAGGTTTTGCACTTCCTGCTTCGGGTCCCCTTGAAACTGCTGTCTGAACTGCTGAAACTGCTGTATCATCTGCATTGGATTGAGATTCATTCAATACCCTCCTTCTTAACGTCTCCATTTGCCTTTCTAAGGCATTTAATCGTTCCTCGTAGTTAGTTGGTTGGCTAGACTGTGAAAGCTCCGCTGTGGGCGAATCTGTGCCTTTGCGCTTGTATTCAAACACCTCTAAAAACGGTCTGCCCGTCTGGTCTGCTCTTTTTTCGTAAAAAATCGGTGCCTGGCTGTCCCACAGGCGGACAAAAGAGTTTGGTGCTACTAAATACGCCTCCGCCGCGCCCTGCCCCTGCACCCAAATCCGCTCATCGGGGTTGGTCTGCTGTTGCATTTGTTGTGGTGGTGACTGCTGTTGTTTTAGTCGATTTAGTTGGTCAAGATAATCCGGTTGTGGATATTGTGCGTACTGTGGATACTGTTGTGG